CACTCGCAAGGCAATTCGTTTTCTTCTTCGTCTTCATCTAGTTCATTAATGCTCTTACTTGAATAGGGCTTCGCATAATAAGATAACGCACCTAAATATGACTTATTAGAGTACCAGGCGCCCTTATGCCAATTACCCGCGTTCTCATTAATGATATAGAAGTCTCCGTAACTATCTAAAAAGACAAATTTGTTATTGGCACCGATTGAAAATTCGATTAACTGCATTAATGAATCATTTTGCACAAAATTAGAAGGCAATCCCTTCAAAAATGTGTTATTATAAATTTGCGTGTCGTTAATCTTTGAATAAATTGGCACATCAATATCTAATATCCCATTATGGCAAAAGAAAATATCTTCATTCACTTTGAATGGGTGGCAGTTTTCGTAATTGACTCCACCACTAGTGGCAATTCTAAAGTGAATAACAATATTTGTATTGAATTTGTCGGCTTCCCTCTTTAGATCCATAAACTTCGCAAAGTCAGTTAATTCCTTTTTTACTATTACTTGCCCTTTATTGGCATACATAATGCCAGCTCCGTGTCCGTTACTATTCCAACAATTTAATAATGTAGATTCCTTAATTTTTGTGCCTTTCGGCTGTATAGCTATAATACACATAATTTATAAATTTTTTAGTTTAATGAATTTTTTTAGGTTAGAATATTCGCACGAATTAGCAATATATTCCTTGAATGAATCAAGCGTAATTATTTTAGATTCCTTAGTAAACATATACAAAGCGTGTACGAACTCAATATTCTTCATAAAAGATTGAAAGTTCAAAGTACCACGGAATATGCGTACTTCAATAGTGGAATAATTTTGTAGATTAATTGCCACATATCTTGCTGAATTACCTTCTTTTTTCTTTGCTTTATACATTAGCGCGTTGTCGTCGTTGTCTTCTATGTTAGCCCATTGAACAAGTTTTTCCATTTTGCGTTGGCTAATTGCGACTATAAAAGGCACATTTTCGGCAAAGAACTTCATAAATTTATATAATTGCCAGGTACCAAAGGCCTTTTTACTTATATGAATGTGCATTCCGCAAGTATTGGCATTATAGCTATTGTAAGCGTTGTTAGATAGCTCATTCAAGGCACTTTCAAAGTCTTTTGCGCTGTGTTTAATGTAAGAGAATGTTAATGGGTGACTAACTAACTCAAAGCCATTATTTAAACTTCCATCGTTCTTAAAATACCAGGCTTTATTCTCAATCTTTTTTGCCATATCCCCTCGGTTAGTTTCGCTTTTATCCATTTTCTCGACTTCCAATTCAATACCAAAGAAAGGCACTTCCTTAGAATCATATGGCATTGAAATAAATTGTAAAATTGGCTTAAATGAATAGTTACGAATAATAGAGCTGTTTTCTTTTTGCTCTTCGTCTTCGTCATACTCTTCATCTTCGGGTTCGTCGTGGTATTGGTCGTCGCATTCCCAATAATACACATCGTCTCTGTGTCTTAATTCTCCGTCAATATCAAAGACTAAATCGTCGTCGTTATCTATATATGCCATAGTATAAAAGTCGTCTCCTAATTGATAAATATCATTATTACTATTGCAATTATCAATGTGAGTATAATATTCGCGCCTTCTATCATTCACCAGGACTGAATCACCAGTTAGTATATTGCATTCGTCTATATCGTCATATCTATACTCGTCGTCGTCTTGTACTTCGTGGTACCATTCATCTTCAACCAATACGCAATCTTCACAATATGAATAAAAGTAATAAGATTCTCCATCAATCTTAAACGAACTTGAACCTGTTTCGACAATATCTTCATAATTAGTGGCCTTGCACTCTTCTTTGTATTCTTTGCGTAGATAACCTTCTTCTACTGACTTTTGTAATACTTGAACAATGATTCGTAATTCCTTAAATGTTTTTGTTTGTGTTAATGTGTTTTCCATTTTACTTCTTTTTAAATGATTGAATAAAAGTGACAATGAATGTGTAAAGAATGATACTAATTAAACTAACTAATATCAATTCAGCCAGGCTTATTACTTGCATCTTGAATCGATTAATAGGTGAATAAACAATCTACCTACAAAAGAAACAAAGAAGGCAAATAAGACTAATTGAAGGCCGAATAACATATCTAAATTTTCCATAATGTGTGTGCCATTGGTTTTATATGGCGCTGTAATATTAGTCAATTAATCAATACAAAGTGCAAAAATGTAAAAAATAATTAAATTAATGTTATATAATAGTTCATATACTTATATAATACTTAGTACACTTAATCAATATATACTATATTATATATTGTATAATGTAGGATATAATACCTAATACATAGGGATATAATATACTAAATTGATTATAAGTATTAATAGGTGATTTTTACTTTTGGCCTAAGCTTGCGTAAACTATCAATAAAGTAAAATACAATAGCTTTGCCTACGGAATAGGCTAAGAATAGGAGAGGGAAGGAGTCTTATAATTTATATTATGTTAAATGGCAATAAGAAAAGAGGATATTCGATGTTGCAACGCTAAAGTCCCCTACCCTCTTGACCCCCTACCCTATTTTTTCGTATAGAATTTTGGGAGCCTGCCTTGGGCCCTTCATTATTCTGATATAAAACAAAGACTTAACCATTTTTGACATTTGATTTTTTTTATTTTTCTATATAACACATTATAAAAACCAATAATATGAATGCAGAGTTTAAAGACATCACTAAAGAAGCTTTTATCATAGCTTACAAGGAGAACTTCGGTAACATAACCATCTCTTGTGAATCAGCTGGGGTATCTAGGTCATCGTATAACGTATGGGTTAAGAATGATCCTGAGTTTGCTAGGAAACTAGCTGAAATAGAACCTGAGGAGATAATGCTAGACTTTGGTGAACATAAACTGATGGAGCGTATTGCTAAGGGCGATACGTTAGCTACTATGTTCTTACTAAAGACAAAAGGTAAGCGTAGAGGATACATCGAAAGACAAGAGGTAGCTCACGAAGGTGATGTTGTTAAGCAGATTACTGTGAATGTCTTAAAGGCTAGTCATATTGAAGATGTTCCTAAGCTAGATGGTGATGAGAATATGCAACTAGAAGATAGTGGCTTTGTGGTTCCTGCTACTGAAGCTGCCAATATCCAAGATATACCACTTTACGAGTATGATAAGGAGGTAGATATAGAGAATGAAGCTGGAGAATACGAAGAATAGCTCTTAAATGGCATTTTAAGGCCAATACAGACACTTTCTACCATAGAGTAGTACTATCTATTCAAAATGACATAGAGTGTCTTAAATCGCTTCTAATTGCTTTTTATGGTATGTTTCACTTTAAGGCAACTTGTTACCAATTTGGTTACATTTACATTTGTTCGTACTAAAAAGTGTTATTAGCTTACATAAATCGGTAGTATTACTACTAATTCTTTATAAAAAGTAAACCTATACCTTGACTTTATCAATCAAAAGTAAAGCCAAAACTTGATTTTTATGATTGATACCCCTACCTTCCTATAAAACGAAAAGTATTAGCTTTGACTTGAGCAAACCAAAAATTTTAATTTATTTCTATGGAAGTAACCACCAATGTCGTCTTTCAGATATTGAACGAATCTAAGAAAAGGATTTCTGTAATGCAAGGAGGAACGAGGTCAGGTAAAACTTACAACGTACTTACCTGGTTTATTGTAAAGCTCCTACAAGAGAAAGGGAAAACCTTAACTATTTGCCGTTCATCCCTACCAAGCATCAAAGGTTCCGTTATGAGGGACTTTATCGAGATATTGTCTAAATATGGGCTATACTCAGAGGAAAAACACAATAAATCAGAGAATTTATATTTCTTAAATGGCAATACGGTAGAATTTGTCTCTACCGACCAACCTCAGAAGATTAGAGGTCGTAAAAGGCATTATTTGTTTATTAACGAGGCAAATGAGGTGAATTACGAATCTTGGATGCAATTAGCCCTAAGAACTACCGATAAAATAGTTTTAGACTATAACCCATCTGATTATTACTCCTGGATTTATGACAAAGTCATTCCTAGAGAAGATACTGACTTTACGATTACGACTTATAAGGACAACCCATTTTTAGATAAAAATATTATAGCTGAGATTGAAAGGCTTAAAGATGCTGACCACGAATATTGGAGAGTTTACGGACTAGGAGAAAGAGCAATTAGTGAGGCTACGATTTATTCGCATTGGAGAAGAAGAAGAACCTTCCCTGAGGGTGGAGATGTGTTTTATGGCCTTGACTTTGGTTATAACAACCAAACAGCCCTAGTAAGGTGTAAAAACTTTGATGGTGACATATATGTCGAGCAACTGATATATGATACTAAAATGTCTACTTCGCTTTTAATAGATCGTCTTAAGTCTATGGGCCTATCTCGTAGAGATGAGATATTCGCAGATGCTGCTGAACCTAAAACAATCGCCGAAGTAAACAAGGCAGGGTTTAATTTGAAGTCAGCTACCAAAGATGTGTTTGCAGGAATCAATAAGGTAAAATCTTTTCCACTATTCGTTAAATCAGAATCTTTGGATTTACTAGATGAGATTAAAAACTATAAATGGAAAACAGACCACGATGGCAATACAATGGATGAGCCTGTTAAGTTTAGAGACCATTTAATGGATGCTATGCGATATGCTATATACTCAAAATATGCGAAAGCGAAGCGAGGTTGGATTGTTTAGGCTAAAAATTTGTTACTTTTGTAAAAATATCTTATAGTGAAGTTAACGGACATACTAAGTGCGGTGAATCCTTTTAAACAAAAGGCAGCCACTAAAATAAAAACAACTCTTAATAATCCCTTCTCTGATTTTGGTGGTTTAATTGGCGGTAGAACACTTTACCCTAATTTGAATTACGAGAAGTTCGTACAAGACTATGATAACAATAGCGAAGTCTATTCTATCATTAAACGTATATCTAAAACCATTTCAACAGTTCCATTTTACGTTTACAAGGTTAAGAACAAAAAACAACTAAATACTTACAAGGCAATGATGGCTAACGCATCTAGTGGTGCAGATGTGGCCAAAGCCGAGTTAGTAAGAATTAAAGCAGTTGATGAGATTGCTGATAGCCCATTAAACAAATTATTAGAAAGACCTAACCAATACCAATCTTTATCAGAGTTATTAGAAAACATTGTAGGCTATAAGCTTATAACAGGCAACTCTTATATCTGGGCGAATAGATTGTCCAATGGTAAGGTTGCCGAACTAGTTGTACTCCCATCTCAATATGTAGCCATTATCAGCGATGGTACAATCAATGGGGTTGAAGGATACTCTTTCACATTAGTTGGATGGGATCAGTTAGCTGCAAATGATGTAATTCACTTAAAATACTTCAACCCTTACTTTAACACTAATGGTCAACAATTATATGGTTTGTCGCCTTTACAGGCTGCTTACCGAACTGTACAACGCAGTAACGATGCTAAGGATACCTCTGTAGGTATGTTGCAGAATCAAGGGCCTAAAGGTATCTTGTATGCAGATGAGTCAAATGACTTTG